GAACAATACGTCCTTTACGCTTACCAGAAGTGCAACGCCATTTTAATTTTGCTTTGCCGCCACGTGTTGTAGTTTTAGAACGACTCCAAACCATTTCGTGTTCTGGAATGAACTCGCTTGCTCGCATTATCCAATAACCCAAGTTAAAGGTTGAGAACCATCTACATAGTTGCGCAAATCATCGATTAATGTTGCTTTTTCAGCAGCACCTTCTTGCTTCATCTGTGAACCATTTAGTGCAGAACCACCTTGTGGACCAGCAATTGAAGCAAACTTCTCACGGGCTTGCCCAATAATAACTTTAGCAGCAGCAGTTGTGTAATCTTTGATCCACTGTGAAGTTTGATAGTCCTGTAGCAACGTTACTTCTGGTTTGGCATTATATACCCAAAGTAATATTTCTTCGCCTGTGCCTTTTGGATCACGCACAACACGAAGTTGTTTTGTTACAGGATTAAATGTGTAGTTCATAAACCCACCAAACATACGCATCGCAAGTTCAACATACTGCGAGTACATTTCAAATGTAGCTAAGCCGCCTGCGTAAGTGTAGTTTAGAAGGTAGACGTTGAGAGTAGCCTGACTAAATGGGTCAAAGCTACTACTATAAGGGCCAGTAGCATCCCCCAAAGTACGTCTGAAAATTTGACGGACATGTGTTACCTCTTGTGGTAGTGTGTAAGTATCCTGTCCTTCCTGGAGTGTTAAAAACGCATAGCTCTCTTCCGTGCTAGCCTGCGAACGTTGTCTAAAAATACCAAGTGCTTCTTGATATGCTATCTCATAGTGTTCTGGATCTAGTTCAATGTCAATAATGCCATCGCCTAATCTTAATCCAACGTATTTAAAGAGATCTTGCTTTAGAGAATCTAAACTCATATATCCTGTCCATCCTTATTACACTATTTAGTGTACTTTCAGGATGATCAGGGTCTCATTAAAGCGTCCATTTAGTTTAGATTCTACAGCACGAATGTCTTTAAAGAACTTGCGACTGTTTGGCTTACTTGCTTTCATGAGTTCTTTAAGTTGCTCATCAGGCTTGCGTAGCGTTTTGCTCACACTTGCAATAGGATCAAACCCAATAATAGCATTGTTCTTTACATACAAACTGCCTGCGTGTTGATCTGCTACATAATACTGTAGTTTTCGATTTTTTGTATTGTATACAAACATTTCTTTAGCACCGAGAATCTTTACTGGCTTCTCTGACTTGATATCGCCAAATTCCTTCATGTATTTGAGTTTTGCTACTACCTTTTCCGGCGGAACTGGCTTCTTGCGTCGTGGAGTCTTAGCAACTTTCTTAAACTGTACATAACTCAGTGCGTCAGCGATTACTTGTTCGGCAAACTTTACAAGGTTGCGCAGTTCAATCTTACCGTAACTAGCATAGTACTCGGCAACTTCTTCGTCACCGTCGTGTACTGCGCGGAATTCAGCGAGCTTTGCTTCCCATACATCAGTAATCACTGAAATGTGCTGTGGGAGAATATTAGCAACTTTTAGTACACTAATAGCATCCTCACCTTTAACTGGCTTACACCCGTTAAGAATAAAGTTGTCCAGTAGCCCTTCTAGCTCGCCTGCTACCTCGTTTGCCTTCTCAAGCATGCGATCTTGAATGCTTGGTCCTTTAGGCTTAGTATCTTCTACTTCTTCAGTTTCTTCTACCTTTGGTTTAGTGTCTTTGTGCCGTGCTACTTCGATTGAGATACGTTCGGCTTCATCTGCATTTAACTCAAGACCTTGTGTGCTCATGCGGCACAACCATGCAGTAGTAAGGTTCAAGTTGCTATCAGCCACACTTTTGATTGTCTTGTAATCAGAAGTGTTACCTGCTGCTTTTAGGTACTCAAGAATCATTTCTTTAGCTTGTTTTTTATCACAAGCATAATTGTACCAATTTAGTGCAGAAACTAAAGCACTAGTGCGGTGTTCATCATCAGGCTGAGCCTCCCATGTAGGTTCTAACCCTACATATTTGGCCTCTGCTGCTGCTACTTTTAACTTGTTACTTTGAGGTTTGCGTGCCATGTCTAACTCCTTTTTGTTAGTGTCTGCTTATTATAGCGTTATGTTATGGGATGTCAAGCCCTGTTCTGTGGATAAATACATAAAAATTTGCCGCAAGTCCATAAAATGTACTTATTGTGGTAAATTTACAACATATAAAGATTATTTAATATGCCAAGATTAAGTTTATGGTCTCCTGAAAAACGAAACGATTACAAATATTTAGATCGAGTAATTTCCGAGCAATATACAGTCGGAGGACTCGACATATATATTCACAAATATTTAGGCCCAAAAGTTTCTGGGGATTATTCTACAGAATCAAGTAATTACGATGTTACTCGTCCTGTATATTCAGAAACTAATCCACTTTTTATTGAAGATTTATTCACCTTAGAAAATAGAGATCGCGATTATGATGAATCTATTTACAGATTAAGGGGTGTATATAATGTTCAGGATATCGATTTTAATTTAAGTCAATTTGGATTATTCATTCAAAACGATACTATCTTTGTAACGTTTCATTATAATGATATGATTGATACAGTTGGACGTAAATTAATGAGTGGCGATGTTATTGAGGTTCCTAATTTAAAAGATTTTCATCCATTAGATCCTAACATTCCAATTGGAATGCCAAAATTTTATGTAATTCAAGATGCTTCGTTTGCTAGCGAAGGGTTCTCCAAAACTTGGATGCCGCACATTTGGCGTGTTAAAGCAGTCCCAATGGTAGGCGCACAAGAATACAAAGATATCTTAGATGGCTACACTAATGAGAAGGGCAACGAAACTGGCGACCTGACCGATTACTTAACTACATACAATAAGAACAAAGATATCAATGACAAGATCCTTGCTCAGGCAGAAGTAGAAGTTCCATTAGCAGGATATGATGTTAGTAAGTTTTATGTTGCTCCGTATGGTAGCGACGGCGAACCTGAAGATGGTACAGGCATTAGTGCCGATAACGATAGATTAACCGCAGACTTAGGTGCTGTTAGGGCAGATCGTAGTTTAGTGTCGCCGACTTCAGATGGGTACTTAGTTGGATATTTAACTGGTAACACAATGCCGCCAAACGGCTTACCTGTTACACCCGGAGTAAGTTTCCCAGTTAACGCAAGAAGTGGTGATTATTGTTTACGTTTGGATTACCATCCAAATAGACTATTTAGATATGATGGAGCACGTTGGGTGAAAGTAGAAGACAATGTAAGAACTGAAATGACTTACTTAAATAATGATAACACTACACAGCGCAGTTCGTTTGTTAATAACCGTGCTACTGTTGCTACAACCGATCGCGGTAATATTCCAAGCAAACAAAGTTTAAGTGATTTACTTCGTCCGGAGGCTGACAACTAATGGCACAAGTAGACTTCTTTTATGATGGACAATTGCGTAGATTTCTTCTGCAATTTACAAGAATCTTCTCTGGATTTCAAGTAGAGTACGGTAAAGACGATTCAGGCAATCCAACATATTTAACAGTTCCAATTCGTTATGGTGATGCTTCTCGCCAAGCACAAGTGATTATTCAAAATAATAGTGCTAACTCAATGCCATCTGCTCCAATGATGAGCTTTTATGTAAGCGGGCTAAAATATGCAAGAGAACGTGTGCAAGAACCGTATTTTGTAGACACTAAAAGTTATCGTCAACGTTCATGGGACGCAGATACACAAACATACGAAACTACACAAGGTAACGCATTTACTGTTAAACGCCATATGCCAGTTCCGTATGATATTACTATTAAGTTAGATATTTGGACTACAAACACAAATCAAAAATGGCAGTTGTTTGAACAAATTTCTCCAATGTTTAATCCAAGTTTAGAAATTCAAAGCACAGACAATTATATTGACTGGACAAGCCTAAGCGTTATTGAATTAAACGATACTAATTATAGTTCTCGTACAATTCCAATTGGCACAGACGAGCCAATAGATATTATGACCATGACGTTTACTTTACCTGTGTGGATTAGTATGCCTGCTAAAGTTACCAAACTTGGCGTTATCCACAAAGTCATTGCTAGCATGTATGACGCAGACGGTAATACTAATAGTATTTTAGAAAATGATGATTTGTTACTAGGCACACGCTTACAAGTTACTCCACATGGATATCAGGTATTGCTAATTGGAAATCAATTGCAAGTATTAAAAGCAAGCGCAGTAGATGAAGCAAATACAGATCTAGGAAGTTTAAGTACGCAAGACGATAGCACCGTACTATGGCATGCGGTTGTTGAAGAATACGGTAAATTACGTGACGGTATTAGTCAAATTCGTTTAGAGAACAGTACTAACGATATTGAGATTGTAGGCACAGTTGCATATCATCCAACTGATGATCGTGTTATGTTATTTACAGTTGACGAAGATACACTTCCTGCAAATTCATTATCCCCAGTCAATGCTGTTATTGACCCACAACGTAGCGGCCCTGGTGCAGGATTAGCAGCAGCGGCAGTAGGTCAACGATATTTGTTAACAGATAGTATTGGTAATTCGAATAACACAGACGCTGCTGACAGTTGGGGTAACTTAGTTGCTAACGCTAATGATATTGTTCAATATAACGGATCTGCATGGATAGTTCACTTCGACTCAAGTACGGCAGAGTCAATTGAGTATGTTACTAACTTAACTACTAGTTTACAATATAAATGGGATGGGGTTCAATGGCTTCGTAGTTATGAAGGAATGTATGCTGGTGGAAAATGGTCGTTAGTGATTTAAACGCTGTAGGTATTTGGTTTTACGCATACAATACTCAGCGTTATTTGTATTTGATGCGAAATGATCTTAAGCATCCTTATCATTGGGGACTTCCTGGAGGTAAGGTTGAAGGGGACGAAACATTATTAGATACTATCACACGCGAATGTTCTGAAGAAATGGGCTTTATGCCGGA